CGATTCCTGCCGCAAACATTTGGACGAAGATTGCCGTCACCATCCCCGGCGATACGGCTGGGGCATGGAATTTGAGCGGAAATTCATACGGTGTACAGCTTGTTTTCGGGCTTGGCATTGGCGCAAGTTTAAGCGGCGCGGCAGGAGCGTGGGTGACTGCAAATTTACTGGGTGCTACTGGCGCGGTCAGCGTCGTCGGCGTTAATGGCGCAACTTTTTACGTGACCAGCGTCAAGCTCGAGATCGGCTCCGTAGCAACGGCGTTCAATCGACAGTCGCTGGCGAAGAGCCTGGCCGATTGCCAGAGGTATTACGAAGTTCTTAATGGCAGCGTTTATGCTGTTGGTCCGACTTCAGCGGCTGGTTATTGTTCTTGGTCCTTCAAAACTACCAAAAGAGCCGCGCCGACCGTCAATTTAACTTACGATAATACTGGAGTAACCACGCAGGCTATCGGTACGGATGGCGTTTCCGCTACTAGAAGTCTCGGCAATTTCACCATTACGAGCGGTTCGACGGCGAGCGCGGAGCTTTGACCATGACCTATACGCGAGTCTGAGCCCCATGATCGACTTTCCCGCCTCTCCCACCATCGGCGAGCAGTTCACTTCCGGCGGATTCGTCTGGGAGTGGGACGGGATCAAGTGGACAATCGTCCCTGGCAGCGGCGCCTCGGGCGCTTTCGTCACCATCAGCGACACCCCGCCCGCTAGCCCAGCGGTCGGAGACCTGTGGTGGGATTCGGTTGGCGGGCAGACGTATCTCTGGATGACGGACGCCAATTCCAGCCAATGGGTTCCGGCGAGCAATTCCGCGAGCCTTCCGCCGCCCGCGTCAACGACGGTCTTGGGCGGGGTCAAGGTCGATGGGACGTCGATCAAAGCGGCGGCGGACGGCACCATTTCGACTGTGCTTATCCCGATGAACGACAACAGGCTCATCAATGGCGACATGCGGATTGATCAGCGCGGCGTCGCCAGCGGCGGTGGGACGGCGAACGGTTACACGGTTGATCGATGGCAGTTTCAGGCATCGCTGGTAGGTAACGGGTTTTGGCAGCGTGTTGCGAGCGCAGCGCCTGGGTTTCCGTATTATCTGAATTTCACCTCGTCTTCTGCCTATGCCTCGTTGGCGGCAGATTTCTTTTTCTTCCAGCAACCCATTGAAGCCGATGCGATCAGCGACTTCGCTTGGGGAACAGCCAACGCGCAGCCGGTCACTCTGTCATTCTGGGCCTTCTCTAGCCTGACTGGGACGTTTAGCGGCTGCGTCAAGAACTATGCCGCTACCCGATCTTATCCGTTCACGTTCTCGATCCCGGTAGTGAACACATGGACGAAGATCGCCGTCACCATCCCCGGCGACACGGCCGGAACGTGGGTTTTGAGCGGCAGTAACGGAGCCTTGTATGTCGTGTTCGATCTTGGTTCTGGTTCGACTTATCGTGGCCCCGCTGGAGCTTGGGCATCGGCGAATTATCAAGGCGCGACCGGCGCGGTTAGCGTCGTCGGAACCAATGGCGCAGCTTGGGGTGTGACCGGCGTCAAGCTGGAAATCGGCAGTGTAGCAACGCCCTACAACCGGCAGTCGCTGGCCAAGAGCTTGGCCGATTGCCAGAGGTATTATCAATCCCTTGGGACGATGAACCCAAATTCATATCAAGTGGGTGGCGGCGTGTACAATAATGTCTATACGTTTCCCGTGACCATGCGTGCTGTGCCAACTATGGGGCTATCTAGCGTGTCTTATGGAAACGCAAGTGGAGGCCAAGTGATCGCTCCAACTACTTCTTCTTTTGGATTGGGTTTTACCAATACAGCCACAGCGCTCGGATATATGTACTGTAATGTGACGGCGAGCGCGGAGCTTTAACCCATGACCTATACGCAAGTCTGAGCCCATGATCGACTTTCCCGCCTCTCCCACCATCGGCGAGCAGTTCACCGCTGCGGGCGTGACCTGGGTTTGGGACGGGACCAAGTGGTTACCCAGTGGGTTGAGTCCGACCGTCGTGCCGGGGATCAACGACAATAGAATCATCAATGGCGATATGTCGATTGACCAGCGCAATAATGGCGCAGCAGGGACAGCGAGCGGGTATACGGTTGATCGGTGGAGTTATACAGTAACTCAGCTTAATAAGGGAACGTGGGGGCAAATTCTTAATAATGTTCCTACTCTCAATGTTATGCCTTTCAATTATTATCTTGGCTTCCAGTCGTCGTCTGCGTTTCCGCCAGCGACTACTGATACGTTTCTTTTTTCCCAGCTAATCGAAGGCGGTATGATTAGCGATTTTGCGTTCAGCCAGCCAAGCGCGCAACCGGTTACATTATCATTCTGGGCGTATTCCAGTCTAACGGGGACATTTAGTGGCGCACTTTGCAATTCTCCTTCTGCCGCGACACGCTCTTATCCGTTTGTTTTCGTGCTCCCCACCGCTAATACATGGACGAAAATTAATATTACTATTCCTGGCGATACGACGGGAATATGGGTGATGAGCGGCTATGGAATGGGGATGCAACTTCGCTTCGATCTTGGTTCAGGTGCGACTTGGCGCGCCCCTGCTGGCGCATGGGTGAATGGTAATTTTGTTGGCGCTAACGGCGCGGTCAATGTTGTCGCCACACTCAATGCAACCTTCTATGTGACCGGCGTCAAACTGGAAATTGGCAACGTAGCAACGCCGTTCAATCGGCAGTCGTTGGCCAAGACCTTGGCGGATTGCCAGCGGTATTATCAGACAGGCTGGTTATACATGACTGGGTATCAAGCGGCTGGGCAGTCTATGCAAACCATTGTAAATCTGTCTGGGGTGATGCGTGCCGCGCCAACTGCTGTGATATTAGCAAATGGAAGTGGAAATATAAGCGGTTTGTCGCTTGGCGTTGCTAATAATGCAGTGTTCAATAATTGCACGGCAACAACTACTGGGACGGCTACTGTTAGTTGTACATTCAGCGCCAGCGCGGAGCTTTGACCATGACCTACACACAAGTCTGGGATCACATGAACAACCAACCTCACGACAGCATGATCCAGCGCGACGAGGATCAAGCCTTCATTCCTTTCGATCCTGATAATCGCGACTATCAGGACTATCTGGCGTGGCTCGACGAGGGCAACGCGCCGAACGAGCCGCCCGCGATTCCAACGCCGCCCATCGAGCAGCCGCCGCCGCCAGACATCAATGAGGTCGCCGCCCAGGTGCAGGACATCGACGAGAGATTGACGGCGCTTGAAGGCAGCATGGCGAAAACGCAGTCCGCCAGACCGCCGCAAAAATCAAGCCGGAAATGAGCTACACCTACGCCAGCTTCCAGTCCGCGCTCGCGAGCGAAATGATCGTTCCGAACAACAACGTGAACGATCCTAATTTCGTGCTCATTCTGCCGACGATCATCGATTACGCCGAGGGGCGCTGCTATCGCGAGCTAGACTGTCTGCACGCCGAGACGATCCAGTGGTTCCCCATGACCGCCTACCAGCGTGAGCAGTCGTTCCCGGCCGCCGCCGCCGTCTTCGCCAACCCGGCTCCAGCGCAACAGATCCTCATCCCCGAGCGCGTCATCATTCAGCCCGCCAATGCGACCCCCGGACCAACCGATCGCAGGCATAGCCCGCCCACGACTGGAGGCGAGCCTGCCTGCCCGGTCACCGTCGACTACCTCGACGCGGTCTATAGCGGTCTCTTTCCGAATCCGGGTCCGTTCGGACGGCCGGTCAATTTCGCGCCAATCAATGATCAGCTCCTCGCCTTCGGCCCCGCGCCGGATCAGGCCTACTATTTCGTGATCCATGGCAAGTGCCGGCCGGTCCCGCTCTACAACGCGCCGCCTGGGGACGGAACGCAGACGACGTTCCTAACTTCGGTCCTGCCGGATCTCTTCCTCGCCGCCGCTATGGTCGCGGCCAGCGGATACAGGCACAATTTCGGCGCCCAGTCCGACGATCCGCGCATGGCGGTGAGCTGGGAGGGCCAGTACAACGAACTCCTGGGCTCGGCGAAAAACGAAGAGACCCGGAAGCG